TTATAACGTCACTCCGCCTTTTAGAGGATTCAGCGCGACGGCATTTTGCAGGTAGTCAGGCGCAAGGTGCGCATAGGCCATCGTCTGCTGAATGCTCGCATGTCCCAGAATCTGTTGCAGTGCGATTATATTGCCCCCATTCATCATGAAATGGCTTGCGAATGTATGACGCAGGATGTGGGTTGCCTGATTGGGTGGTATATCTGGCTTCACTCTGCGTAAAATCCCGCAAAACTTCTCATAATCAACTTTGAATAATTTAGCGCTGGCCTCCTCTTTAACTTTTTTCTCCAGTTCCTCAGAAATCGGCACGGTTCGCTTTTTACCGTTTTTGGTTTTCAGGAAGGTAACCCTGCAATTTGTAATCTGTGCTGGTTTTAGCGTGGCAACTTCCGTCCATCTTCCTCCAGTGCTCAGACATAAAAGTGCGACAAGTAAGTCATCACCATCCAAAACATTTAACAGTTTTTCGATTTCTGCTTTTTCCAGGAACGTCATTTCAGGGTTGGCCTCCGCCAGTGGCGGCAGTCCGTGAATTGGGTGTTGCCCGGAAAATTCATCCAATTGAATTAATTTTGTGAACATGCCGGATAATCGGTACATGTCACGGTTTATCGTTGCGGCACTGATACCATCACGTAGTCGCATGGAACGATAATCCATCAAAGCTCTTTTGCTCATCCGGCTCACTGGTATATCACCTATGCCGCTGATGGTTTTGAGCAGATGATTAAACTCTTTTGTTCCATGCTCGTGGTTTTGCCCGTGATATTTCCACCAGATGTCCAGCAACTCACTCAAAGTTCTGCGATCTGCTCGCTGACCTGCCCATTCTTTCTGGCTGGCGTAGGCGATTGTGTATCGCTCAAATGCTACAGCCTCAGCTTTTCTTTCAAATTTCCTGCGGATGCGTTTTCCGTCGCGACCGCGAGGTCTAATGTCCACTTCATAGCGTCCATCATCGAGCTTCTTAATTGACATAAGAAAGCCCTCTGACGCTGTATTCACCATCTTGGTAACAAATGGTGAAAATGTAATGTTTATAGAGTGTTAACCAGTCTGTTTTTCGGAGTGGTCTGATTCTGTTGGTTTTTGCCCAATGTGTGCGAGAGCCGGCGCGATCTGACCAGCTTGTGGTGACGTATCACCAGTCATTAACCAGAGCGTATATTTTTTAAATAAAGGCGTATTTGTGACTCGCATAACGATGCTGAGACCAGGGTCTTTATGCCCACTTTCGTAATTTTTGACTGTTCCTAGAGCTATCCCGCTAATTTCGCTGAATTTCGCCTGTGTTAAGCCTTCTGCTTTCCTAATCGCTTTCAGTTTTTCGAATGTCTGCATTTGACAGTAACCTATTGGTGACTTATATTCCCGTCAAAAGGTTGTGTATTGGTGACCTTTTGAGTGTGTTAGCCAGTCCCTAGAAAGGACAGGGGCGACCTAGAAGGGACTGGATCTAATAAGGGTAACACGAAAGCAAAAAGGGCTAATCAATGGAAGTCAATGACTATGTGATTCAGTACCCGATTGATGCGGTACATACGGTTAAGTTTGCAGAGTTACTTGGTAAGCCAGAAACGGCTGTAGTCAAGATGGTAAAAGAGAATAAATTGCCAGTTATTGAGCTTCGTGATCCAAGTAAGCCGAACGCTCGTGTCGGTGAGAAGTGGGTTTTCATTCCAGAGTTTAATCGCGCTGTACGAGAGGCGTTTTATAACCGACCAGTTGAACAGCGTGATGCATGGCTTTTGTGGATGGGGTTGTGATTATGAGTGAACCGCGTTGTATTGCTCAGTTACTGCGTAACGAAAGCCCCAGGGCGATTGACTTCACCATCACCCACGGTAAGGGGCGTAAGGGAATCATTATCCGCACCAAAAAACAGAGTCCGTTAAAAAAGGCTCTGACCTTTCTGAAAAGCCGGAGGGTCTGGAAATGACAGTGATGACGCTCAATCTCGTTGAAAAACAGCCAGCAGCTATGCGCCGGATAATTGGTAAGCATCTTGCCGTTCCTCGCTGGCAGGAGATATGTGATTATTATAATCAGATGATGGAGCGCGAACGGCTAACGGTTTGCTTTCATGCGCAGTTAAAACAGCGTCACGCAACGATGCGTTTTGAAGAAATGAACGACGTCGAACGTGAACGGCTGGTTTGTGCAATTGATGAACTGCGTGGGGCATTCTCAAAACGCCGTCAGGTCGGTGCAAGTGAGTATGCATATATTAGCTTTTTAACTGTCAGTCAGCGCCGTACTTTATTTATGCATGCCGGATTGACTGAAAAAGAATTCACCCAGCCATACTGGCGAATTAATGAAGAGTCATGTTACTGGCGTGATGCTTTATTCCGTGCATTACGTGAATTATTCAGCCTGTTTGAGTATGCACCGACAATTCTGACGTCGGTAAAACCAGAGCAATATCTGCATTAAATAATTAACCAGAGTTTTTAACGCACTTAATCGTGCGGGGCTTCTTTTTGCCTGGAGAAAGTCATGCATACAGTTTCTGAAAATCAGTGCGGTAAATACGCATTACTGCTGCAACAGGCCAGAACCGAAGCACAGGCCGACGCTGCGACGCGCTTTTCTTCTCATCTTGACGCCATGATTCGCCATATCACAAAGGCGGAGTTATCCCGCGTGGAGATAGTCGAGCTGCTCAGTCAGGAGTCGGAAAAATTTCACAATATCGGATTGTCTCGCGGGGAGGTGCTTTGATGTCCTGCTCTCATTCAGTTGTATTACTGAATAACGCCTTAAAAATCGCCGTTATGGAAAATGGTGATTTATCTCTTATTCAACTTTGTCTTGATAAAGAAAAACGCGACATAACTGAATCTGTTATCGCAATTTATCAGAATGAATTAAACCTCCTGTCTGATGTGGTCAATTTACTTGTTAAACGCGCTGTATTCCACAAGCAAATTTCCTCAGTGGATGAAATGACAAAATTAACGACAGAACTTGCCAGTTATTGCGCTGATGTATCCAGGAAACTTAACGATAAAAGGAGCTGATAATGCCGGACAACGTAGATTTTATTCAGGAACAACAGGCTGAATTACTGGAGCGCCAGATTAACGCGGCAAGGGTAAAACATTGCGGTGCTTCTGCGCTGGTTTGCGAAGAGTGTGACGCGCCAATACCTGCTGCCCGTCGTGCGGCTTACCCGTCAGCCACGCGTTGTGTTTCCTGTCAGTCAGTCTTTGAAGCAAAAAACAAACATTACCGGAGAACGGCATGAGTATTCGTATTGAAATTGGCGAACGTTATGTCGTTACCAGTGACAGCTTTCAGTTTATTCTCCACGAGAAAAAGAGAGCGGAAAGCGGTAAAAACGCCGGTCAGGAATGGCTGGCGGTGGTTGGTTATTATCCGAAATTAAGCCAGCTCGTTTCCGGCCTGATGCATCACGATATTCTGACCGGAAGCGCAAAGTCTTTTGCTGATTTAAACGCGCAGGTTGAGCAACTCAGCAAGCGTTGTTCAGAGGCTTTTGGCTCATATGGCCGTTAAAGCCTCCGGGCATTTTGTCCCTCCGTCAGCATTTGCTGCAGGCACCGGTAAGGCGTTTACCGGTGCTTATGCATGGAACGCGCCACGCGAGGCTGTCGGGCGCGAAAGACCCCTTACACGTGACGAGATGCGTCAGGTGCAAGGTGTTTTATCCACGATTAACCGCCTGCCTTACTTTTTGCGCTCGCTGTTTACGTCACGCTATGACTACATCCGGCGCAATAAAAGCCCGGTGCACGGGTTTTATTTCCTCACATCCACTTTTCAGCGTCGTTTATGGCCGCGCATTGAGCGTGTGAATCAGCGCCATGAAATGAACACCGACGCGTCGATGCTGTTTCTGGCTGAGCGTGACCACTATGCGCGCCTGCCGGGAATGAATGACAAGGAGCTGAAAAAGTTTGCCGCCCGTATCTCATCGCAGCTTTTCATGATGTATGAGGAACTCAGCGATGCCTGGGTGGATGCGCATGGCGAAAAAGAATCACTGTTTACGGATGAGGCTCAGGCTCACCTGTATGGTCATGTTGCTGGCGCTGCACGAGCTTTCAATATTTCCCCTCTCTACTGGAAAAAATACCGTAAAGGACAGATGACCACGAGGCAGGCATATTCTGCCATTGCCCGTCTGTTTAACGATGAGTGGTGGACTCATCAGCTTAAAGGCCAGCGTATGCGCTGGCATGAAGCGTTACTGATAGCTGTCGGGGAGGTCAATAAAGACCGTTCTCCTTATGCCAGTAAACACGCCATTCGTGATGTGCGTGCGCGCCGCCAGGCAAATCTGGAATTTCTTAAATCGTGTGATCTCGAAAACAGGGAAACCGGCGAGCGCATCGACCTTATCAGTAAGGTGATGGGCAGTATTTCTAATCCTGAAATTCGCCGGATGGAGCTGATGAACACCATTGCTGGTATTGAGCGTTACGCCGCAGCAGAGGGTGATGTGGGGATGTTTATCACGCTCACCGCGCCGTCAAAGTATCACCCGACACGTCAGGTTGGAAAAGGCGAAAGTAAAACCGTCCAGCTAAATCACGGCTGGAACGATGAGGCATTTAATCCAAAGGATGCGCAGCGTTATCTCTGCCGTATCTGGAGCCTGATGCGCACGGCATTCAAGGATAATGATTTACAGGTCTACGGTTTGCGTGTCGTCGAGCCACACCACGACGGAACGCCGCACTGGCATATGATGCTTTTTTGTAATCCGCGCCAGCGTAACCAGATTATCGAAATCATGCGTCGCTATGCGCTCAAAGAGGATGGCGACGAAAGAGGAGCCGCGCGAAACCGTTTTCAGGCGAAACACCTTAATCGGGGCGGTGCTGCGGGGTATATCGCGAAATACATCTCAAAAAACATCGACGGCTATGCACTGGATGGTCAGCTCGATAACGATACCGGTAAGCCGCTTAAAGATACTGCCGCGGCTGTTACTGCATGGGCGTCAACGTGGCGCATCCCGCAATTTAAAACGGTTGGTCTGCCGACAATGGGGGCTTACCGTGAACTACGCAAATTGCCGCGCGGCGTCAGCATTGCTGATGAGTTTGACGAGCGCGTCGAGGCTGCACGCGCCGCCGCAGACAGTGGTGATTTTGCGTTGTATATCAGCGCGCAGGGTGGGGCAAATGTCCCGCGCGATTGTCAGACTGTCAGGGTCGCCCGTAGCCCGTCGGATGACGTTAACGAGTACGAGGAAGAGGTCGAGAGAGTGGTCGGCATTTACGCGCCGCATCTCGGCGCGCGTCATATTCATATCACCAGAACGACGGACTGGCGCATTGTGCCGAAAGTTCCGGTCGTTGAGCCTTTGACTTTAAAAAGCGGCATCGCCGCGCCTCGGAGTCCTGTCAATAACTGTGGAAAGCTCACTGGTGGTGATACTTCGTTACCGGCTCCCACACCTTCTGAACACGCCGCAGCAGTGCTTAATCTGGTTGATGACGGTGTTATCGAATGGAATGACCCGGAGGTCGTGAGGGTGCTCAGGGGCGCATTAAAACACGGCCTGAGAACACCAAATCGTCAGCAAAGAAACGGAAGCCCGCTAAAACCACATGAAATTGCACCATCGGCCAGGCTGACCCGGCCGGAACGATTGCAAATTACCCGTATCCGCGTTGACCTTGCTCAGAACGGTATCAGGCCTCAGCGATGGGAGCTTGAGGCGCTGGCGCGTGGCGCGACCGTAAATTATGACGGGAAAAAATTCACGTATCCGGTCGCTGATGAGTGGCCGGGATTCTCAACAGTAATGGAGTGGAAATGATGGCAAAAATTCACGAGGTAAAGCTGCACGCAAAATATTTTGACCTTGTGCTGGAAGGAAAGAAACGCGCAGAGTTTCGGAAAAATGACCGTAATTATGAGCGCGGGGACACGTTGATTTTGCATGAATGGGTGCAGGGTGTGTTTACGGGGCGAAAGGTTGAAGCCCGGATAACAGATGTTACTGACCTGTCAGACTGGCTGGAAGACTATGTCTTGCTAAGTATTGAGCTGCTTAATACAGGCGCATATGAGATTGTGAACTGGAAAGAACTTAGTGAGCGTGGCCTGGTATTCAGAATTAATCATGAAATTATGCATCAGCTCGGCCTTGCTGTTATGTATGAACCAGAGACGGGGATGTCTGGCGGGGCAATGGTCGCCACGGATGGAGCATGGAACTATTCAGATGAACAGATGGAGCGTGCACAGCAAAACGGGTGGCTTGGATAATGCACAGAATACCAGGCGAGATACCGCACCATAAAACTAAAAATATCAAGCTGATGGCTATTGTTCAGCGTTTACAGCGGATTATGGTCAACGAAAATCTGACGCCCGATGAGCTGGTCGGGTGTGCCGAAATAGTCCGGGATAATTACGGGCGGCTTAACTATATCGGTCAGTCCAGAGTTGCGCCACCACCACGCAGACGATAGAGAACGCCGCCAGTCGTGAAACTTGTTTTCAGGGCTGGCGGGGTTGAACAATGAGCGTAGCGAGGCGTTAGCCTATTTATTAAAAAATTCTAGAAGTGTAATTCCATTGGCTCCAAGGCTTACAAAGCCTTCAATACTATTAATTGATGTGATTGTCTTTTTCAGAATGTTCTTTAGCTTTGAGCCTTCTTCGGTCGTAGTTATTACTTCGTTAAATTGCTCAGACATACAAGCATGCCCCATTGTGGCTTCTGTTGCTGAAATTATTGGCTCAATACCAGTTATTTCATAGTCGTCAAAAGCTCTAATCATGTTGTCAATGTAATATAATATTTCTTTTTTTAGGTTAATTGGGAAGTCAGAATTAATTATGGATTCCTTCAGTTCTAATAATTGCCCCTTTATTTCAATTAACTGTTCATCTTTAAGTTTTCCAATCTGACCTTTGGTCTTGAATAGGACTGATATCATCCCTAATTCATTTATGGCATTATCAGAGATTCTTTGGAGGGAATGGGACAGAGATTCTCCCAGATTTAAGTTTTCGAAAAAATCATTAACACTGGGCCTCCAGTGTGGTGCTGTGATTTCATCTTCTGGAAAGTAGTCTTTTAATGTGTTATCTATTTTTTTAGGCAAGCTCATGATTTTGGAAATCTTATCCCATAAGATGGTTTTATTATCTTCAGAACCCTCTAATTCAAACATTTGTAATAAAGCACGCTTTACCGTAATGTTATATGGTTGTTGTGCTTTTAGCTTGGTGAAAAACTCTCGTAAGGTCAGTGCTGAATTGTCGATGTACATGGAAAAACCTAACAGTCAAATTATTAATAATAGAACAACAAGATACTAATAAAATCTAACGTTAGTATCAATAACGAATATATGCGCATACTGCATGAAAATGCATTTTCTTTTAAGGGGGCGATATATCGAGTCGAGTCATGGTTGATGCGACATTAGTGTGCTGGTGCAACTGCATTCAAACAGACCCATGAAGCGGGCGGGCGAGGCGGGGAAAGCACTGCGCGCTGGCGGTGGTGCTGATTTTATTTTTTCAGCGTCTGAGCGCGTCGTGATGGCGTTTAGTCGGCCTGCCGGGGCGTTGGTGTGTCTGCGGGGTGTTTTGTACAGTGGCGAACGTGTGAGGGCGTGATGACGGGGTGTAAAAAAGCCGCCCGCAGGCGGCGATGTTCAGCCGTTGTCAGTGTCCAGTGAGTAGTTTTTAAATCGGATGACCTCCTGACCGAGCCAGCCGTTTATCTCGCGGATCCTGTCCTGTAACGGGATAAGCTCATTGCGGACAAAGACCTTTGCTACTTTCTCAATATCGCCCAGCGACCCGACGTTCTCCGGTTTGCCGCCCATCAACTGAAAGGGGATGCGGTGCGCGTCCAGCAGGTCTGCGGCACTGGCTTTTTTGATATTAAAAAAATCGTCCTTCGTCGCCACTTCACTGAGCGGGATAATTTTAATGCCGTCGGCTTTTCCCTGCGGGGCATAGAGAAACAGGTTTTTAAAGTTGTTGCGGCCTTTCGATTTCACCATGTTTTCGCGAAGCATTTCGATATCGTTGCGATCCTGCACGGCATCGGTGACGTACATGATGTATCCGGCATGTGCGCCGTTTTCGTAATACTTGCGGCGGAACAGCGTGGCCGACTCATTCAGCCAGGCAGAGTTAAGGGCGCTGAGATATTCCGGCAGGCCGTACAGCTCCTGATTAATATCCGGCTCCAGCAGGTGAAACACGGAGCCGGGCGCGAAAGGTGTCGGCTCGTTGAAGGACGGCACCCACCAGTAAACATCCTCCTCAACACCACGGCGGGGATATTTTGCCGGTGAGGTTTCCAGTCTGATGACCTTACCGGTGGTGCTGTAGCGCTTTTCCAGAAACGCATTACCGAACACCAGAAAATCCAGCACAAAGCGGCTGAAATCCTGCTGGGAAAGCCACGGATGCGGGATAAATGTCGAGGCCAGAATATTGCGTTTAACGTAAATCGGTGAGCTGTGATGCACGGCAGCACGCAGGCTTTTTGCCAGACCGGTAAAGCTGATTGGTGGCTCATACCATCTGCCGTTACTGATGCATTCGACGTAATCCAGAATGTCACGGCGGTCGAGTACCGGCACCGGCTCACCAAAGGTGAATGCCTCCATTTTCGGGGCGCTGGCGGTCATTGTTTTTGCCGCAGGTTGCGGTGTTTTCCCTTTTTTCTTGCTCATCAGTAAAACTCCAGAATGGTGGATGTCAGCGGGGTGCTGATACCGGCGGTGAGTGGCTCATTTAACAGGGCGTGCATGGTCGCCCAGGCGAGGTCGGCGTGGCTGGCTTCCTCGCTGCGGCTGGCCTCATAGGTGGCGCTGCGTCCGCTGCTGGTCATGGTCTTGCGGATAGCCATAAACGAGCTGGTGATGTCGGTGGCGCTGACGTCATATTCCAGACAGCCACGACGGATAACGTCTTTTGCCTTGAGCACCATTGCGGTTTTCATTTCCGGTGTGTAGCGGATATCGCGCGCGGCGGGATAGAACGAGCGCACGAGCTGGAACACGCCGACACCGAGGCCGGTGGCATCAATACCGATGTATTCGACGTTATATTTTTCGGTGAGTTTTCGGATGGATTCCGCCTGGGTGGCAAAGTCCATGCCTTTCCACTGGTGACGCTCAAGTATTCTGAATTTGCCACCGGCCACCACCGGCGGTGCCAGTACCACGCATCCGGCGCTGTCGCCACGGTGTGACGGGTCGTAACCAATCCATACCGGGCGGGAGCCGAACGGATTGGCGGCAAACGGCGCATAGTCTTCCCATTCTTCCAACGTGTCGACCATGCAGCGTTGCAGCTCCTCGAACGGGAACACCGATGCCTTGTCGTCAACAAATTCACACATGAACAGGTTTTTAAAATCGTCGGCGCTGTTTTCGCGTTTGAGCTGCTCAATGTCGAACAGCGTGCAGCCGCCTTTCAGGGCGTCCTCAATGGTGACAATCTGTCGCCACTGGCCGTCCGCACAGAGAAGCCCACCGGCAAGGGCGTTATGACTGACGTCGATTTCCACACGTTCGGCGGCGCTGGCGCGTCCCCGGTTAAACAGTTCACCCGACCAGAACGGGTAGGCGTCGTGCGCCAGCGTGGACGGGGTGGAGAAATAGGTCGAGCGCAGGTGACTCTGTGAGGCCATACCTGATGCCACCTTACGCAGTACCTGAAAATTCGGGATCCAGAAAATCTCATCGACGTACAGGTCGCCGTTATGACTCTGCGCGGTGTTGGAGTTGGTGCCGAGAAAAATCAGTTTTGCGCCGTTATTGCCCAGGACAATCGGGTCACCGGTCAGGTCAACGTCAACCAGACGGGCAAAGGCGATGATGTATTCGCGGAACACATACGCCTGCGTTTTACTGGCCGACAGAAAAATCTGGTTATGACCGGTTTTCAGGGCACGCAGCAGCGCCTCGCGGGAAAAATAAAACGTCGCGCCAATCTGGCGGGATTTCAGGATATCGCGGATGCGGTGCTCAAGCCCGGCGCGATACCAGTGCAACTGATAGTCGAAAGACTGCTCAAAGAAAATCTGCTCCAGCTTTTCGATGGCCTCGTCACTGAAAAAATTCTTTTTCGGTTTGCGACGCCCGCCTTTGTTGCGGTTAGCGACGTTCGGATTAAGGTCTGCCTCGTTGCCGGTCTGACTGTAGCGGTTTACCCGTGCCAGTCGTTCAATCTGGCGTCCGAGCAGGTCAATTTCCTTGAAGTCACCACCGGTTTTCTGCGGTTTGATGATGAGCTGGGTCAGTCGCGCTTCCAGACTCATTTCGACACGGCTGATGGGGGCAACGCTGTCCCAGCCGTCGCGCTGTTTCCAGCTCTGCACCGTCGGGCGTTTCATCTGCAACATGGCGGCAATCTGCGGCACGGAAAACCCCTGCCAGTACAGCAGCGCCGCCTGACGACGCGGGTCGTGTAAAAGAGTGGTGTCTGTGGTGATGGTCATGAATACCTCGCCGTGATGAATACACGGCAAGGCTACTGAGTCGCGCCCCGCGATTCGCTAAGGTGCTGTTGTGTCAGTGATAAGCCATCCGGGACTGATGGCGGAGGATGCGCATCGTCGGGAAACTGATGCCGACATGTGACTCCTCTAATCACTATTCAGGACTCCTGACAATGGCAAAAAAAGTCTCAAAATTCTTTCGTATCGGCGTTGAGGGTGACACCTGTGACGGGCGTGTCATCAGTGCGCAGGATATTCAGGAAATGGCCGAAACCTTTGACCCGCGAGTCTATGGTTGCCGCATTAACCTGGAACATCTGCGCGGCATCCTGCCTGACGGTATTTTTAAACGTTATGGCGATGTGGCCGAACTGAAGGCCGAAAAGATTGACGATGATTCGGCGCTGAAAGGCAAATGGGCGCTGTTTGCGAAAATCACCCCGACCGATGACCTTATCGCGATGAACAAGGCCGCGCAGAAGGTCTACACCTCAATGGAAATTCAGCCGAACTTTGCCAACACCGGCAAATGTTATCTGGTGGGGCTGGCCGTCACCGATGACCCGGCAAGCCTCGGCACGGAATACCTGGAATTCTGCCGCACGGCAAAACACAACCCCCTGAACCGCTTCAAATTAAGCCCTGAAAACCTGATTTCAGTGGCAACGCCCGTTGAGCTGGAATTTGAAGACCTGCCTGAAACCGTGTTCACCGCCCTGACCGAAAAGGTGAAATCCATTTTTGGCCGCAAACAGGCCAGCGATGACGCCCGTCTGAATGACGTGCATGAAGCGGTGACCGCTGTTGCTGAGCATGTGCAGGAAAAACTGAGCGCCACTGAACAGCGCCTCGCTGAGATGGAAACCGCCTTTTCTGCACTTAAGCAGGAGGTGACTGACAGGGCGGATGAAACCAGCCAGGCATTCAGCCGCCTGAAAAACAGTCTCGACCACACCGAAAGTCTGACCCAGCAGCGCCGCAGCAAGGCCACTGGCGGTGGCGGTGACGCCCTGATGACGAACTGCTGACCGGCGTCAGTCAGTCCGGGAAAACCTTCACGATTAACCCTTAATTTCAGGAAAAACTATGCGCCAGGAAACCCGCTTTAAATTTAATGCTTACCTGTCCCGTGTTGCCGAACTGAACGGCATCGACGCCGGTGATGTGTCGAAAAAATTTACCGTTGAACCGTCGGTCACCCAGACCCTGATGAACACCATGCAGGAGTCCTCTGACTTTCTGACCCGCATCAACATTGTGCCGGTCAGCGAAATGAAAGGGGAAAAAATTGGTATTGGTGTCACCGGCTCCATCGCCAGCACCAGCGACACCGCCGGTGGCACCGAGCGTCAGCCGAAGGACTTCTCGAAGCTGGCGTCAAACAAGTACGAATGCGACCAGATTAACTTCGATTTTTATATCCGCTACAAAACGCTTGACCTGTGGGCGCGTTATCAGGATTTCCAGCTCCGTGTCCGTAACGCCATTATCAAACGCCAGTCCCTTGATTTAATCATGGCCGGTTTTAACGGCGTGAGGCGTGCCGAAACCTCTGACCGCAGCAGTAATCCGATGCTACAGGATGTGGCGGTCGGCTGGCTGCAGAAATACCGCAATGAAGCACCGGCGCGCGTGATGAGCAAGGTCACTGACGAGGAAGGGCACACCACCTCTGAGGTTATCCGCGTGGGTAAGGGCGGTGATTATGCCAGCCTCGATGCACTGGTGATGGATGCGACCAACAACCTGATTGAACCGTGGTATCAGGAAGACCCTGACCTTGTGGTGATTGTGGGGCGTCAGCTACTGGCGGACAAGTATTTTCCCATCGTCAACAAGGAGCAGGACAACAGCGAAATGCTGGCCGCTGACGTCATCATCAGCCAGAAACGCATCGGTAACCTGCCGGCGGTACGCGTCCCGTACTTCCCGGCGGATGCGATGCTCATCACAAAGCTGGAAAACCTGTCCATCTACTACATGGATGACAGCCATCGCCGCGTGATTGAGGAAAACCCGAAACTCGACCGCGTGGAGAACTACGAGTCAATGAACATTGATTACGTGGTGGAAGACTACGCCGCCGGTTGTCTGGTGGAAAAAATTAAGGTCGGTGATTTCTCCACACCGGCTAAAGCGACCGCAGAGCCGGGAGCGTAACCGATGACGAGTCCCGCACAGCGCCACATGATGCGGGTCTCGGCAGCGATGACCGCGCAGCGGGAAGCCGCCCCGCTGCGACATGCAACTGTCTATGAGCAGATGCTGGTTAAGCTCGCCGCAGACCAGCGCACACTGAAAGCGATTTATTCAAAAGAGCTGAAGGCCGCGAAAAAACGCGAACTGCTGCCGTTCTGGTTGCCGTGGGTGAACGGCGTGCTGGAGCAGGGCAAAGGTGCACAGGATGACATTCTGATGACGGTCATGCTGTGGCGTCTGGATACCGGCGATATTGCCGGTGCGCTGGAGATTGCCCGTTATGCCCTGAAGTACGGTCTGACCATGCCGGGTAAACACCGCCGTACCCCGCCGTACATGTTCACCGAGGAGGTGGCGCTTGCGGCCATGCGCGCTCACGCTGCCGGTGAGTCTGTGGATACCCGCCTGCTGACGGAGACCCTCGAACTGACCGCCACGGCTGACATGCCTGATGAAGTGCGCGCAAAGCTGCACAAAATCACCGGTCTGTTTCTGCGTGACGATGGTGATGCCGCCGGTGCGCTGGCGCACCTGCAACGTGCGACACAGCTCGACTGTCAGGCAGGCGTCAAAAAAGAGATTGAACGACTGGAGCGGGAGCTGAAACCGAAGCCGGAGCCGCAGCCAAAAGCGGCCACCCGTACCCCGCGTAAGACCCGGAGCGTGACACCGGCAAAACGTGGACGCCCGAAAAAGAAAGCCAGTTAACAACCGAATGCGCCCCGCGCCAGGGCGGCACGCCGGTCAGTGAGAGTGAATCACCTGACACTGTACCGGCGTCCACCGCCCGACTTTTCAGAGGTAGTCATGATGACGCTGATTATTCCGCGAAAGGAGGCTCCCGTGTCCGGTGAGGGTACGGTGGTTATCCCGCAACCGGCAGGCGACGAGCCGGTGATTAAAAACACGTTCTTTTTTCCCGATATCGACCCGAAGCGCGTCCGGGAACGTATGCGCCTTGAGCAGACCGTCGCCCCCGCCCGTCTGCGTGAGGCCATCAAGTCAGGCATGGCTGAAACGAATGCGGAGCTGTACGAGTACCGCGAACAGAAAATTGCCGCCGGTTTTACGCGTCTGGCGGACGTTCCGGCGGACGACATCGACGGTGAAAGTATCAAAGTTTTTTACTACGAGCGCGCCGTGTGTGCGATGGCGACCGCGTCGCTTTATGAGCGTTATCGCGGCGTGGATGCCAGTGCGAAAGGCGACAAGAAGGCCGACAGCATTGACAGCACCATTGATGAACTGTGGCGGGATATGCGCTGGGCGGTGGCGCGTATCCAGGACAAGCCGCGCTGCATCGTGAGTCAAATCTGATGAAGACCTTTGCGCTACAGGGCGACACGCTCGACGCCATTTGTGTCCGGTATTACGGGCGCACTGAGGGCGTGGTTGAGACCGTGCTCGCCGCAAATCCGGGACTGGCTGAACTGGGTGCGGTGCTGCCACACGGCACCGCCGTCGAACTGCCCGACGTTCAGACCGCGCCCGTGGCTGAAACTGTCAATCTGTGGGAGTAACGCATGACAGCAGAAGAAAAAAGCGTCCTGTCGCTTTTCATGATTGGGGTGCTGATTGTTGTCGGCAAGGTGCTTGCCGGTGGTGAACCCATCACCCCGCGTCTGTTTATCGGGCGCATGTTGCTCGGTGGTTTTGTCTCGATGGTTGCCGGTGTTGTTCTGGTGCAGTTTCCTGACCTGTCACTGCCTGCAGTGTGCGGCATCGGCTCCATGCTGGGTATCGCCGGTTATCAGGTGATTGAGATTGCCATTCAGCGCCGCTTTAAGGGCAGGGGGAAACCGTAATGCCGGTAATTAACACGCATCAGAATATCGCCGCCTTTCTCGACATGCTGGCGGTATCCGAAGGGACGGCGAATCATCCGCTGACGAAAAACCGTGGCTATGACGTGATAGTCACCGGACTGGACGGGAAGCCGGAAATTTTCACCGACTACAGTGACCACCCGTTCGCACATGGCCGACCGGCGAAGGTGTTTAACCGTCGCGGTGAAAAATCCACGGCCTCCGGTCGCTATCAGCAGCTTTACCTGTTCTGGCCGCACTACCGCAAACAGCTTGCCCTGCCGGATTTCAGTCCGTTGTCACAGGACAGACTCGCCATTCAGTTGATCCGCGAACGCGGTGCACTGGATGACATCCGGGCGGGACGCATTGAGCGCGCCATTTCACGCTGTCGCAATATCTGGGCGTCCCTGCCGGGTGCCGGTTACGGTCAGCGTGAGCATTCACTGGAAAAACTGGTCACCGTCTGGCGTACCGCTGGCGGCGTACCGGCTTAAACGGAGTAAACACCATGAAGAAATTATCCCTTTCACTGACGCTGAACGTGTCGCTGGCGCTGATGCTGGCACTGTCCCTGATTTACCCGCAGAGCGTGGCCGTTAATTTTGTCGCCGCCTGGGCGATTATGGCGACGGTTATCTGTGTGGTTGCCGGTGGTGTCGGCATGTATGCCACTGAGTATGTACTGGAACGCTACGGGCGGGAGCTGCCGCCGGAATCGCTGGCCGTGAAGATTGTCACGTCGCTGTTTTTGCAGCCGGTGCCGTGGCGCAGACGGGCGGCGGCTCTGGTAGTGATGGTGGCGACGTTTATCTCGCTGGTCGCTGCCGGGTGGATTTTTACTGCGCTGATTTATCTCGTGGCGTCGCTGTTTTTCCGGCTGATACGTAAAGCCTGTCGTCAGCGTCTTGAGGGGCGGGAACTATGTCAAAGCTGATGATTGTGCTGGTCGTGTTGTTATCGCTGGCGGTTACCGGTCTGTTTCTGGTGAAACACAAAAATGCCAGCCTGCGCGCCTCGCTGGACAGGGCGAATAACGTCGCCAGTGAACAGCAGACGACCATCACCATGCTGAAAAATCAGCTTCATGTTGCCCTCACCAGGGCAGACAAAAACGAGCTGGCGCAGGTGGCACTGCGTCAGGAACTGGAGAACGCCGCGAAGCGTGAAGCACAGCGCGAGAAAACCATCACGAGGTTACTCAATGAAAACGAAGATTTTCGCCGCTGGTACGGCGCTGACCTGCCTGATGTTGTGCGCCGGTTGCACCAGCGTCCGGCCTGCACCGACGCCAGTGATTGTCGCCAACGCCTGCCCGAAAGTGAGCCTTTGCCCGATGCCGGGCAGTGACCCGCAGACGAACGGCGATTTAAGTGCCGATATCCGGCAGCTTGAGAACGCGCTGGCACGCTGTGCCCGCCAGGTAAAAATGATTAAACACTGTCAGGACGAAAACGATGCTCAAACCCGACAGCCTGCGCAGGGCGCTGACTGATGCCGTCACGGTGCTGAAAACTAACCCCGATATGCTGCGGATATTCGTGGATAACGGGAGTATTGCCTCCACACTGGCGGCGTCGCTGTCATTCGAAAAGCGTTACACGCTCAATGTCATTGTGACCGACTTTACCGGTGATTTTGACCTGCTCATCGTGCCGGTGCTGGCGTGGCTGCGGGAAAATCAGCCCGACATCATGACCACCGACGCAGGCCAGAAAAAGGGCTTCACGTTTTATGCAGACATCAACAATGACAGCAGCTTTGATATCAGTATCAGCCTGATGCTGACCGAGCGCACGCTGGTCAGTGAGGTTGACGGTGCGCTGCATGTGAAGAATATCCCGGAACCCACGCCGCCGGAGCCGGTCACCCGCCCGATGGAGCTTTATATCAATGGCGAACTGGTGAGCAAGTGGGATGAATGAGTTTAAGCGTTTTGAAGACCGGCTGACCGGACTGATTGAGTCGCTGTCACCGTCAGGGCGTCGACGACTGAGTGCCGAACTGGCGAAACGTCTGCGGCAGAGTCAGCAGCGTCGGGTGATGGCACAGAAAGCCCCGGACGGCACACCCTACGTGCCACGCCAGCAGCAGAGCGCCAGAAAAAAGACTGGTCGTGTTAAGCGAAAAATGTTTGCGAAACTTATCACCAGTCGTTTTTTGCATATCCGCGCCAGCCCGGAACAGGCATCAATGGAGTTTTACGGCGGGAAGTCACCGAAAATCGCCAGCGTGCATCAGTTCGGTCTGTCGGAAGAAAACCGGAAAGACGGTAAGAAAATTGATTATCCGGCGCGTCCTCTGCTCGGCTTTACCGGTGAGGATGTGCAGATGATTGAAGAGATTATCCTGGCTCACCTTGAGCGTTAGTTTTATCCAGGCAGAGGCTGATGCGCAATTAAACATTGAGCGGCCATGCTGGTCGCTCAATGTTTAGAGGTTTATGAGTGATTTTTATTTGATGCTTTGTATTCTACAACCTTCTTATTGGCGTAAAGGAATTTTGTATATGACAGGAATATAACCAGACCTGAAATGAAATAGATGAGGGATATTATTAATAATGCTTTTTTTTGGCTGTTATTATCTTTAATCTCCTGACTTAACCATTCCGAGTCCTCCTCGTTTAGCTGTAAGAGCTTATTGCAGGCGATCTCAGGAAGTGTGTCTTTTATAAATACGTTTCGTAGCCTCTTGCAATCGGCAAGGCTATAAGTTTTATTGAATTCAACTGCTTTATTCTTGAAGGATAAGAGAACTTTGTCACTATAAACATAGTACATCATGTTTTTATATGGTATGCCTATGGCATCCCTTACTATAACGGATTGTTCGTTGTGTATGTAACATGCGAGGAGAATGCAAAAAATACTGGACAGAATTACAATTATTGTTTTAATTATGTGTGGTGTTTTTGTTATGTCACCCCAGATGCGAGTAAGGAAAAAACACGATGTTTTTAGTTTTCCATCAATCAGTCCCTGCTGTATCATTCTCACATTTTCAATGCCTGATACATTGATTCCGTTAATTATTTTAAATAGTTGAATGTCGCGCCACTCGCGGTCAAGTCTTTTTAATTTTTTGTCTGAATACCCAAAATTGAAATAATGTGCAATAAGCCTCATAAGGTTACTTTTACCAAAGCTAAAAAATGCTAATACTGCAAAGCTACAAAGGAAAAAAACGATTAGCCCCCACACATTAGTCACATTATAGCTGACCATTACGCTCTCCTTGAATGTTGTCTGGTAGTTCTACAAATGAATCCAGATAGCATAACTTTTATATATTGTGCAATCTCACATGCATGAACACTCTCGCAAATATTCAGGAACTCGCGCGCGCACTGCGCAACATGATTCGCACCGGCATTATCGTCGAAACCGACCTTAACGCCGGTCGCTGCCGTGTGCAGACCGGCGGCATGTGCACCGACTGGCTTCAGTGGCTGACCCATCGCGCCGGACGTTCGCGCACATGGTGGGCACCTTCCGTAGGGGAACAGGTGCTGATTCTGGCCGTGGGCGGTGAACTCGACACGGCGTTCGTTCTGCCGGGGATTTATTCCGGCGATAACCCCGCGCCGTCTGCGTCGGCGGATGCCCTGCATATCCGTTTCCCTGACGGGGCGGTGATTGAGTATGAACCTGAAACCAGTGCGCTCACGGTAAGCGGAGTTAAAACGGCCAGCGTGATGGCTTCTGATTCTGTTACTGCCACGGTGCCGGTGGTTATGGTGAAAGCATCAACCCGCATCACCCTGGACACACCGGAAGTGGTCTGCACCAACAAACTGACTACCGGCACGCTGGAAGTGCAGAAGGGCGGGACGATGCGCGGCAACATTGAACACACCGGCGGTGAACTCTCATCAAACGGTAAGGTACTGCATACCCATAAACACCCCGGCGACAGCGGCGGCACAACCGGGAGTCCTTTATGACAGCGCGTTATCTCGGAATGAATCGCAGTGATGGCCTGACTGTCACTGACCTTGAGCATATCAGCCAGAGTATCGGCGATATCCTGCGCACACCGGTCGGCTCACGGGTGATGCGTCGTGATTACGGCTCGTTGCTGGCATCAATGATTGACCAGCCGCAGACCCCGGCGCTTGAGTTGCAGATTAAGGTCGCCTGTTACATGGCGGTGCTGAAATGGGAACCCCGCGTCACCCTGTCATCCGTCACCACTGAGCGCAGTTTTGACGGGCGAATGACGGTCACGTTAACCGGCCAGCACAACGACACCGGCCAGCCACTTTCATTAACCATCCCTGTGAGTTGAAACCATGCCGATTATCGACCTGAACCAGCTACCCGCACCGGATGTGGTCGAGGAGCTGGACTTTGAAACCATTCTTGCCGAACGCAAGGCGACACTGATTTCCCTTTACCCGGAAGACCAGCAGGAGGCGGTCGCCCGTACCCTGACGCTGGAATCCGAGCCTCTCGTCAAACTGCTGGAGGAAAATGCTTATCGTGAGCTTATCTGGCGTCAGCGTGTGAATGAGGCCGCACGGGCGGTAATGCTGGCCTGTGCCGCCGGTAATGACCTTGATGTGATTGGTGCCAATTACAACACCACGCGCCTGATTATCACCCCGGCAGATGATTCGACCCTCCCGCCGACACCGGCAGTGATGGAATCTGACACGGATTATCGTCTGCGTATTCAGCAGGCGTTTGAAGGTTTAAGCGTCGCCGGGTCGGTGGGGGCCTATCAGTATCATGGTCGCAGTGCCGACGGGCGTGTCGCGGATATTTCTGTAACCAGTCCGTCTCCGGCCTGCGTCACCATCTCTGTGCTGTCACGTGAAAATAACGGTGTCGCATCCGAAGACCTACTGGCGGTGGTGCGTAACGCCCTTAATGGTGAGGACGTCAGGCCGGTGGCCGACCGCGTGACCGTGCAGTCTGCCGCCATCGTTGAATACCAGATAAACGCCACGCTTTACCTTTACCCTGGTCCCGAAAGCGAACCCATACGCGCTGCTGCCGTGAAAAAACTGGAAGCGTACATCACGGCACAGCACCGGCTGGGGCGCGACATCCGTCTGTCTGCCATTTATGCCGCTTTGCATGTGGAAGGCGTGCAGCGTGTCGAACTGACTGCACCGCTGGCCGACATCGTGCTCAACAGTACGCAGGCGTCTTTCTGTACCGAATACCGCGTCGTGACCGGAGGCTCGGATGAGTGATTCGCGACTGCTGCCGACCGGCTCATCACCGCTTGAAGTTGCCGCCGCACAAGCCTGTGCGGAAATTGAAAAAACGCCGGTCAGGATTCGTGAACTGTGGAACCCGGATACCTGTCCGGCAAATCTGCTGCCGTGGCTGGCGTGGGCGTTTTCGGTCGACAGGTGGGATGAAAAGTGGCCGGAAGCGACAAAACGCGCCGTTATCCGCGATGCCTATTTCATCCACTGTCATAAAGGCACTATCGGCGCAATCCGGCGTGTGGTGGAGCCGCTCGGCTATCTCATCAACGTGACGGAGTGGTGGGAAAACAGTGACCCGCCCGGCACCTTCCGGCTTGATATTGGTGTACTGGAAAGCGGCATCACAGAGGCAATGTATCAGGAAATGGAACGGCTTATTGCTGATGCCAAACCTGCAAGCCGTCATCTTATTGGCCTGAACATTACCCGGGACATTCCCGGCTACCTGTTCGCCGGTGGTGTGGCTTACGACGGCGATGTAATTACGGTTTACCCCGGATAAGTGAGGAATAATGAGCACAAAATTCAGAACCGTTATCACCACTGCCGGTGCAGCAAAGCTGGCAGCGGCAACCGCACCGGGAGGGCGGAAGGTCAACATTACCACGATGGCCGTCGGGGATGGCGGTGGTAAATTGCCTGTCCCGGATGCCGGACAGACCGGGCTTATCCACGAAGTCTGGCGACATACGCTGAACAAAATCAGCCAGGACAAACGAAACAGTAATTATATTATCGCAGAGCTGGTTATTCCGCCGGAGGTGGGCGGTTTCTGGATGCGTGAGCTTGGCCTGTACGATGATGCGGGAACGTTAATTGCCGTGGCGAACATGGCCGAAAGTTATAAGCCAGCTCTTGCCGAAGGCTCAGGGCGTTCGCAGACCTGTCGCATGGTCATCATCGTCAGCAGTGTGGCCTCGGTGGAGCTGACCATTGACACCACAACGGTGATGGCGACACAGGATTACGTTGATGACAAAATTGCAGAGCACGAACAGTCACGACGTCACCCGGACGCCTCGCTGACCGCAAAAGGTTTTACTCAGTTAAGCAGTGCGACCAACAGCACGTCTGAAACACTGGCCGCAACGCCGAAAGCGGTAAAGGCCGCCTATGACCTTGCTAACGGGAAATATACCGCACAGGACGCTACCACTGCGCGAAAAGGTCTTGTCCAGCTCAGTAGTGCCACCAACAGCACGTCTGAAACGCTTGCGGCAACGCCAAAGGCGGTTAAGACAGCGTATGACCTTGCTAACGGGAAATACACTGCACAGGACGCCACTACAGCGCGAAAAGGTCTTGTCCAGCTCAGTAGCGCCACCAACAGCGATTCTGAAACGCTTGCGGCAACACCAAAGGCGGTTAAGACAGCGTATGACCTTGCTAACGGGAAATACACTGCACAGGATGCCACCACAGCGCGAAAAGGTCTTGTCCAGCTAAGTAGTGCCATCAACAGCGATTCTGAAACGCTGGCCGCAACGCCAAAAGCAGTGAAGTCTGCCTATGACAATGCTGAAAAACGTCTTCAGAAAGATCAGAACGGTGCGGATATTCCGGGAAAGGATACCTTCACGAAAAATATCGGTGCCTGTCGTGCTTATAGCGGCGCTTTGAGCACTGAAGCCGGAAACTGGACAACCGCTCAGTTTATTGAATGGCTGGATTCCCGTGGTGCATTTAATCATCCGTACTGGATGTGCAAAGGCTCCTGGTCATATGCAAATAACAAAATCATTACGGATACCGGATGTGGTGATATCCACCTGGCTGGTTGTGTCGTCGAGGTCATGGGAACTAAATCTGCAATCACTATCCGAGTGACCACGCCAACAACATCAAGCGGTGGCGGTACAACCAGCGCGCAATTCACTTACATAAATCATGGGGACGGCTACTCCCCCGGCTGGCGTCGTGACTGGAATCGTCAGGGCGACTCAATGACCGGAACGATTAATCAGGATGGCGGAAGCCAGAATGCCTATATGTCTACGGCCTTATGTTCAGGCACCAGAGGCGGCAAAAAATATCTCAGAAAGTTTCGTGGTGGAGAAGGAGATACTATCTGGCATGAAACAGTTCAGGGCGGGGTAATTCGCTGGGCGACAGGAAACAATGACGCTCAGGAAGAATTATCACTCAGCTCCGCTTATGGTCTCCGTTCAAGAGGTGAAATTACATCACTCAGTGCTAATGGTCTGCGCATTGCTTATGGCAATTATGGATTCTTTATCAGGAATGATGGCGGCAGCACATATTTAATGCTGACGGCCTCTGGCGATAAATTTGGGACATGGAACGGCTTAAGACCGCTGACTATCAATAACGCCAATGGCGGAGTGTCAATGGGGCATGGCCTGAGTGTTACAGGTGATATTGTCTCAAGTACCAAAGTACGTGCCGGTAGCGGGAAAAAGTTCACGGTCAGCAGCAGCAATACATCCACGAAGGAAGCCGCATTCAATTTGTGGGGAAACTCAAGTCGTCCTGTGGTGGCTGAATTAGGTGATGATGCAGGCTGGCATTTTTACAGTCAGAGAAATACAGATAACAGCATCACTTTTGCTGTTAACGGGCAGGTATCACCATCTAACTATAGTAATTTTGATTCCCGTTATGTACGCGATATCCGGCTTGGGACTCGAGTTGTCCAGACCATGAAGAAAGGGGTGATGTATGAGAAAGCAGGGCACGTAATTACCGGGCTTGGTATTATCGGTGAAGTCGATGGTGATGACCCCGCAGTATTCAGACCAATACAAAAATACATCAATGGCACATGGTATAACGTCGCACAGGTGTAATTTATGCAGCATTTAAAAAATATTACTGCGGGTAATCCAAAAACTGTTGCCCAATATCAACTGACAAAAAATTTTGATGTTATCTGGTTATGGTCCGAAGAGGGAAAAAACTGGTATGAGGAAGTAAGTAATTTTCAGGCAGACACGATAAAGATTGTTTACGACGAGAATAATATAATTGTCGGCATCACCAGAGATGCTTCAACGCTTAACCCTGAAGGTTTTAGCGTTGTCGAGGTTCCTGATATTACCGCCAACCGACGTGCTGATGACTCAGGGAAATGGATGTTTAAGGATGGTGCCGTGATTAAGCGGATTTATACGGCAGACGAACAGCAACAACAGGCAGAATCACAAAAGGCCGCGTTACTTTCCGAAGCGGAAAGCGTTATTCAGCCACTGGAGCGCGCTGTCAGGCTGAACATGGCAACAGATGAGGAGCGTAGCCGACTGGAAGCATGGGAACGCTACAGTGTTCTGGTCAGCCGTGTGGATCCTGCAAATCCTGAATGGCCGGAAATGCCGCAATAAGTGATATGATCTCTTGTGTTAGTTAACATAGCTATAGTACAGAGTAAGGCCTAATCTGACAGTCCGCTCTGTGCTAGGAGCGGACATTATCAACATCATGCTATGTTAATGTATAAAGTGAAGATAAATTGATATAATAAGGCCACCATGAATATTTCAGAACCTTGTCAAAAGGTTTGCCCATACTCTAGTCTTGCAATGTGTAGTTGATAGTTCCACTGAGGAGGTTCTTCGACATTCTTTATAAAAATGTACATTTTCATCAATAATAAGAGGTAAAAGGGCTTTAATAGTTTTTGTGGATGTTATTTCTACTCATAAATTTTGAGATAAGTATTGAGTTGAGATAAAGTTAAACTCGTTAAATTCACCTTTAAAAGGATAAAACATGGACTGGAAAGATCTTGCATCAACCGCTGTGTATACAGGTATGACTGATGAAAATGAAAGCATATGGGAACGTGTTGATGGGGTTGACGTTGCCTTCATAGGTGCCTTTCTTACTGCGCACTTGAGCCTTGAAAAGTATATTACTGATTATCTTGGATTAAGATATCCTTCGTTAGCTTGGGGTGATGCAAAACTCACATTTTCACAAAAAATAGCTTTAATACAACATGAGCCTGCAAAACCCCCTTATGATGAAATATATTTAAGAATAAAAGACTTTAACAGCATAAGAAATAAAATCAGTCATCAATTGAATTATCAGATTACGGATAAAGAAAAAAGTAAGTTTGTGGACTTCTATATGAAGATTACTAAAGCCAGTAAAACTAAACCAAATATTGATATTGATAACATGGCAGATTTGTTGGGTTTTTTCGTATCGATGACAAAATCCTATTTTGCTAGTGCTATTTCTTATTATCATTATAATAAAAAGGTTGCAGGTAAAAGTAATAAAATTGATTAATAAAACTGGACTTAGGGATAATTAATATATAGACGTTCTATCATTTTTAGAGTGTGCGGCAGCTCCATACATTCATGCGGATGTCAGCACCTCGCTCAAAGCAGACAGTCAGATTTGATAGCGTTTGGACTATGTAAATAGTCAGTTGGAAAATGAGTGAGTACAAATCAGGACAGGCGGGCGAATTGCCCGCCTTTTCTTTATCTGTTGTTTCATCCACTGACCAGCCAGGTCAAATAGCGTCTCATGCTCTGCACAACAGAAAATAGTTGCACCCATTAACCACGGAGTTAAACGGATGAGGGACTATCATCACGGCGTGCAGGTGCTGGAGATTAACGACGGCACCCGCGTCATTTCCACCGTATCCACTGCCATTGTCGGCATGGTCTGCACGGCCAGCGATGCGGATGCGGAAACCTTCCCCCTCAATAAACCTGTGCTGATTACCAATGTGCAGAGCGCAATTGCAAAGGCCGGTAAAAAAGGCACGCTGGCGGCGTCGCTGCAGGCCATCGCTGACCAGTCAAAACCGGTCACCGTTGTCGTGCGTGTGGAAGACGGCACCGGCGACGACGAGGAAACGAAACTCGCGCAGACCGTTTCCAATATCATCGGCACCACCGACGAAAACGGTCAGTACACCGGACTGAAAGCCCTGCTGGCGGCGGAGTCGGTAACCGGTGTTAAACCGCGTATTCTCGGCGTGCCGGGACTGGACACCAAAGAGGTGGCTGTTGCACTGGCATCAGTCTGTCAGAAGCTGCGCGCTTTCGGGTATATCAGCGCATGGGGCTGTAAAACCATTTCCGAGGTGAAAGCCTACCGTCAGAATTTCAGCCAGCGTGAGCTGATGGTCATCTGGCCGGATTTCCTCGCATGGGATACGGTCAGCAGCACCACCGCCACCGCGTATGCCACCGCCCGTGCGCTGGGTCTGCGCGCTAAAATCGACCAGGAGCAGGGCTGGCATAAAACGCTGTCCAACGTCGGGGTAAACGGTGTTACCGGCATCAGCGCATCTGTATTCTGGGATTTGCAGGAGTCCGGCACCGATGCTGACCTGCTTAACGAGTCAGGCGTCACTACGCTGATTCGCCGCGACGGTTTCCGATTCTGGGGTAACCGTACCTGCTCTGATGACCCGCTGTTCCTTTTTGAAAACTACACCCGCACCGCGCAGGTGCTGGCCGACACGATGGCTGGGGCGCACATGTGGGCGGTGGACAAGCCCATCACCGCAACGCTGATTCGCGACATCGTTGACGGCATCAATGCCAAATTCCGTGAGCTGAAAACAAACGGCTATATCGTGGATGCGACCTGCTGGTTCAGCGAAGAATCCAACGATGCGGAAACCCTCAAGGCCGGAAAACTGTATATCGACTACGACTATACACCGGTACCTCCTCTTGAAAACCTGACCCTGCGCCAGCGTATTACCGATAAATACCTGGCAAATCTGGTCACCTCGGTTAACAGCAATTAAGGAGCCTGACCGATGGCAATGCCGCGCAAACTCAAGTTAATGAACGTCTTTCTGAACGGCTACAGCTATCAGGGCGTCGCGAAGTCCGTCACGCTACCAAAACTGACCCGTAAGCTCGAAAACTATCGCGGTGCGGGGATGAATGGCAGCGCACCGGTAGACCTCGGCCTTGATGACGATGCGCTGTCAATGGAGTGGTCGCTCGGTGGCTTCCCGGATTCGGTTATCTGGGAGCTTTACGCCGCAACCGGTGTGGATTCCGTACCGATTCGTTTTGCAGGCTCTTACCAGCGCGACGATACCGGCGAAACGGTGGCCGTCGAGGTGGTCATGCGTGGACGTCAGAAAGAAATCGACACCGGCGAGGGCAAACAGGGAGAAGACACCGAGTCGAAAATCTCCGTGGTCTGCACCTATTTCCGGCTGACGATGGACGGTAAGGAGCTGGTCGAAATCGACACCATCAACATGATTGAGAAGGTGAACGGCGTCGACCGGCTGGAGCAACACCGCCGCAATATCGGCCTGTGATTTTCATCCGGTCAGCCTGGCTGACCGGTTAACCCCGATTCAGAAGTGAGAAAACCATGAACAAAGAAAATGTGATTACCCTGGACAATCCGGTCAAGCGTGGTGAGCAGGTTATCGAACAGGTCACGCTGATGAAACCTAATGCCGGGACGCTGCGCGGTGTCAGTCTGGCTGCGGTCGCGAACTCCGAAGTCGATGCACTGATTAAGGTGCTGCCGCGCATGACGGCACCGATGCTGACCGAGCAGGAAGTCGCCGCGCTGGAACTGCCTGACCTTGTGGCGCTGGCCGGTAAGGTGGTCGGTTTTTTGTCGCCGAACTCGGTGCGGTAACGTTCCCGAAAAATCTCTCGGTCGATGACCTGATGGCGGATGTGGCAGTGATATTTCACTGGCCGCCATCAGAACTGTATCCCATGAGCCTGACCGAACTCATCACATGGCGCGAAAAGGCGCTCCGGCGAAGCGGAAACACGAATGAGTAACAATGTAAAATTACAGGTATTGCTCAGGGCTGTTGACCAGGCATCCCGCCCGTTTAAATCCATCCGCACAGCGAGTAAGTCGCTGTCGGGGGATATCCGGGAAACACAAAAATCACTGCGCGAGCTGAACGGTCACGCATCCCGTATTGAGGGATTTCGCAAGACCAGCGCACAGCTTTCCGTGACTGGTCATGCACTTGAAAAGGCACGGCAGGAAGCCGAAGCCCTTGCCACACAGTTTAAAAACACCGAACGTCCGACCCGTGCTCAGGCGAAAGTGCTGGAATCCGCAAAGCGTGCGGCGGAGGACTTACAGGCGAAATATAACCGCCTGACAGATTCCATTAAACGCCAGCAGCGGGAACTGGCCGCTGTGGGAATTAATACCCGCAATCTTGCACATGATGAGCAGGGACTGAAAAACCGTATCAGTGAAACCACCGCACAGCTTAACCGTCAGCGTGACGCGCTGGCGCGTGTCAGTGCACAACAGGCAAAACTTAACGCAGTAAAACAGCGTTATCAGGCCGGAAAGGAACTGGCCGGAAATATGGCCTCAGTGGGCGCTGCCGGTGTGGGGATTGCTGCTGCGGGAACGATGGCCGGAGTTAAGTTGCTGATGCCCGGTTATGAGTTTGCGCAGAAAAACTCAGAATTGCAGGCCGTGCTCGGTGTGGCAAAAGACTCCGCCGAAATGGCTGCACTACGCAAGCAGGCGCGCCAGCTCGGCGACAATACCGCAGCCTCGGCAGATGATGCAGCCGGTGCGCAGATTATTATTGCGAAAGCCGGTGGGGATGTTGATGCCATTCAGGCGGCAACGCCGGTCACGCTGAATATGGCGCTGGCGAACCGTCGCACGATGGAAGAAAACGCCGCCCTGCTGATGGGGATGAAATCCGCCTTTCAGCTTTCAAACGATAAGGTCGCTCATATCGGGGATGTTCTCTCCATGACGATGAACAAAACCGCCGCCGATTTTGACGGTATGAGCGATGCGCTGACCTATGCCGCACCAGTGGCAAAAAATGCCGGTGTCAGCATTGAAGAAACCGCCGCAATGGTCGGGGCGCTGCATGACGCAAAAATTACCGGTTCAATGGCGGGGACGGGAAGCCGTGCCGTGTTAAGCCGCCTGCAGGCACCGACGGGAAAAGCATGGGATGCACTGAAAGAGCTTGGTGTGAAAACCTCAGACAGCAAGGGAAACACCCGACCAGTATTTACCATTCTGAAAGAAATGCAGGCCAGTTTTGAGAAAAACCGGCTCGGTACTGCCCAGCAGGCTGAATACATGAAAACTATTTTCGGGGAGGAGGCCAGCTCAGCCGCCGCCGTGCTGATGACTGCCGCCTCAACTGGAAAGCTGGACAAACTGACCGCTGCGTTTAAAGCCTCAGACGGGAAGACTGCTGAGCTGGTAAATATCATGCAGGACAACCTCGGCGGTGACTTTAAGGAGTTTCAGTCCGCTTATGAGGCGGTGGGGACTGACCTGTTTGACCAGCAGGAAGGCGCACTGCGTAAGCTCACGCAGACGGCCACAAAGTATGTGTTAAAACTCGACGGCTGGATACAGAAAAACAAATCACTGGCGTCAACCATCGGCATCATTGTCGGTGGTGCACTGGCGCTGATTGGTGTCATCGGTGCCATTGGCCTCGTAGCCTGGCCGGTTATCACCGGCATCAATGCCATTATCGCGGCAGCAGGCGCAATGGGGGCAATCTTCACGACGGTTGGTAGTGCTGTTATGACCGCCATCGGGGCTATTAGCTGGCCGGTTGTGGCCGTGGTGGCTGCCATTGTCGCCGGTGCGTTGCTTATCCGTAAATACTGGGAGCCTGTCAGCGCATTCTTTGGTGGTGTGGTTGAAGGGCTGAAAGCGGCATTTGCGCCGGTGGGGGAACTGTTCACGCCACTTAAACCGGTTTTTGACTGGCTGGGCGAAAAGTTACAGGCCGCGTGGCAGTGGTTTAAAAACCTGATTGCCCCGGTCAAAGCCACCCAGGACACCCTGAACCGTTGCCGTGACACGGGCGTCATGTTCGGGCAGGCACTGGCTGACGCGTTGATGCTGCCGCTTAATGCGTTCAACAAACTGCGCAGTGGTATTGACTGGGTACTGGAAAAACTCGGTGTTATCAACAAAGAGTCAGACACACTTGACCAGACCGCCGCCAGAACTCATACCGCCACGTATGGTACCGGTGACTATATTCCGGCGACCAGCTCTTATGCAGGCTATCAGGCTTATCAGCCGGTCACGGCACCGGCTGGCCGCTCTTATGTAGACCAGAGTAAAAACGAATATCACATCAGCCTGACGGGGGGGGCTGCGCCGGGGACACAGCTTGACCGCCAGTTACAGGATGCGCTCGAAAAATACGAGCGGGATAAACGTGCGCGCGCCCGTGCCAGCATGATGCATGACGGTTAAGGAGGTGACGAAAAATGATGCTCGCGTTAGGTATGTTTGTTTTTATGCGCCAGACGCTGCCACACCAGACCATGCAGCGTGAATCAGATTATCGCTGGCCGTCAAATTCCCGTATCGGTAAACGGGATGCCTTTCAGTTTCTCGGTGTGGGTGAGGAAAACATCACGCTGGCCGGTGTGCTTTATCCCGAACTGACCGGCGGCAAGCTGACGATGACCACGCTCAGGCTGATGGCAGAGGAGGGGCGGGCGTGGCCGTTGCTGGATGGCACCGGCATGATTTACGGCATGTATGTCATCAGCAGGGTGAGTGAAACAGGGAGTATTTTCTTTGCAGACGGCACACCCCGGAAAATTGATTTTACGCTGTCACTCACCCGCGTTGATGAATCACTGGCCGCGCTTTATGGCGATATCGGTAAACAGGCGGAATCGCTCATCGGTAAGGCCGGCAGTATGGCGACCAGATTCACAGGTATGACGGGGGCGGGATAATGCTGGATGCGCTGACATTTGATGCAGGCAGTACGCTGACGCCGGATTACATGCTGATGCTCGACAGCAGGGATATTACCGGCAATATCAGCGACCGTCTGATGAGCATGACCCTGACGGATAACCGGGGCTTTGAGGCTGACCAGCTTGATATTGAACTGAACGATGCCGACGGGCAGGTCGGGCTGCCGGTTCGTGGCGCTGTCCTGACGGTGTATATCGGCTGGAAAGGTTTTGCCCTGGTATGCAAAGGGAAATTTACCGTTGATGAGGTTGAACACCGGGGCGCACCGGATGTAGTCACCATCCGCGCCCGGAGTGCAGATTTTCGCGGGACGCTCAATTCCCGCCGGGAAGGCTCCTGGCATGACACCACGCTCGGTGCGATTGTTAAGGCGATAGCCACCCGTAACAGGCTGGAAGCCAGTGTCGCTCCGTCACTGGCCGGAATTAAAATCCCGCACATCGACCAGTCGCAGGAGTCTGATGCGAAATTCCTGACCCGTCTTGCAGAACGCAACGGCGGTGAGGTGTCGGTAAAAATGGGAAAACTGTTGTTTCTCAAAGCGGGGCAGGGGGTGACGGCCAGCGGTAAAAAAATCCCGCAGGTCACCATCACCCGCAGCGACGGCGACCGCCATCATTTTGCGATTGCTGACCGTGGAGCCTATACCGGCGTAACGGCAAAGTGGTTACACACCAAAGACCCGAAGCCGCAAAAGCAGAAGGTAAAACTGAAACGCAAAAAGAAAGAAAAACACCTGCGCGCACTGGAGCACCCGAAAGCAAAACCGGTCAGGCAGAAGAAAGCGCCAAAAGTACCGGAAGCGCGCGAAGGTGAATACATGGCCGGTGAGGCTGACAACGTTTTTGCCCTGACCACGGTATATGCCACGAAAGCACAGGCCATGCGTGCCGCTCAGGCGAAGTGGGATAAACTGCAACGGGGCGTTGCGGAGTTCTCCATCAGCCTGGCTACCGGTCGTGCTGATATTTACACGGAAACACCGGTTAAAGTATCAGGCTTTAAGCGCGTCATAGACGAGCAGGACTGGACAATCACTAAGGTGACACATTTTCTGAATAATAGCGGCTTCACGACGTCCTTAGAGCTTGAGGTCAGGCTTTCTGATGTGGAGTACGAAACAGAAGATGATGAGTGATGTAATTTATTTATCTGTTTGTTTTATAAGGATAAATTAACTAAAATGGCACTATCAACAAAACCGGAAGAGGTGCTCGCGATGTTTCATTGTCCTTTATGCCAGCATGCCGCACATGCGCGTACAAGCCGCTATATCACTGACACGACAAAAGAGCGTTATCACCAGTGTCAGAACGTGAATTGCAGCGCCACGTTCATCACCTATGAGTCGGTACAGAGATACATCGTGAAGCCGGGAGAAGTCCACGCCGTAAGGCCGCACCCGTTGCCGTCAGGGCAGCAAATTATGTGGATGTGATCACAAAAATAGCCCCTCAGTTGAGGGGCTTTATTTATGGTCGATGTGGACGCTATGTGGACAGCGGTTGACATAAATCCATTTATATCATCAGGTTAGGTGCTTTTTTTTGACCCCATCCCTGTCTTCCCCCACATGATGTGGGGGTTTTTTTTATCCTCAATTTGCCTGCTGCTTAATGCATTGCAGATGATTTGCTTCCGTTATACTAGCGTCAGTTGATAGCGGGAGTATTTATGAATCAATCTTATGGACGGCTGGTCAGTCGGGCGGCGATTGCTGCGACGGCGATGGCTTCGTTGCTATTGCTGATTAAAATTTTTGCATGGTGGTATACCGGGTCGGTGAGTATTCTCGCCGCGCTGGTGGATTCGCTGGTGGATATCGGCGCGTCGTTGACGAATTTACTGGTGGTGCGATATTCCCTGCAACCTGCCGACGATAATCACTCGTTTGGTCACGGTAAAGCAGAGTCCCTCGCGGCGCTGGCGCAAAGTATGTTTATCTCCGGTTCGGCACTATTCCTGTTTTTGACGGGTATTCAACATCTGATATCTCCAACACCGATGACAGATCCAGGCGTCGGGGTTATCGTGACAATTGTGGCGCTAATTTGTACGATTATCCTTGTCTCGTTTCAGCGTTGGGTGGTGCGCCGGACGCAAAGCCAGGCGGTGCGGGCTGATATGCTACATTACCAGTCTGATGTTATGATGAACGGCGCAATTCTGCTGGCGCTGGGGTTGTCCTGGTACGGCTGGCATCGCGCCGATGCTCTGTTTGCATTGGGAATCGGCATCTATATTTTATATAGCGCGTTACGCATGGGATATGAGGCGGTACAGTCATTACTGGATCGCGCATTGCCTGATGAGGAACGGCAAGAAATTATTGATATCGTGACTTCCTGGCCGGGTGTTAGCGGCGCTCACGATCTTCGCACGCGGCAGTCAGGGCCGACCCGCTTTATTCAGATTCATTTGGAAATGGAAGACTCTCTGCCTTTGGTTCAGGCACATATGGTGGCGGATCAGGTAGAGCAGGCTATTTTACGGCGTTTTCCGGGATCGGATGTAATTATCCATCAGGACCCCTGTTCCGTCGTACCCAGGGAGGGTAAACGGTCTATGCTTTCATAA